GTCGCACGTGCGACCGAGGAGGTCAGGCAGCAATTCGGTGACCTGGCGACAAACGCGGGTGGCGCCGTCATGCGGATGGCACGTGATGTGGGAAAGGGCTTTGAGCACCTTGGACTGGGCGCGTTCCGCGTGTTCGGCTCGATGGACGAGGTCATCCAACACGTCAACAAGGTCGCGACAGAGATGGGCTCAGCCTTCGAGGCGCTCCGTGAGGAATTCCAGCTGCACGGCGGTGAGCTTCTCCTGATGCAGCGCGGCCTCGGCATCACGGGTGAGCACATGGGCTCGTTGGCCCGTCGGGCGAAGGCAATGGGCAGGCCCCTGGGCCATGAGCTAGGTGAGATGACGAAGTATGCTGAGTCGTTCGGCGACACGTTTGGCATCTCTGCGAAGACGATCTCGCGTGACATGGGGGAGATGGTCAAGGACGTCCAGCACTTCGGGAACATGGGACCGAAGGAGCTCGCAAAGATATCCGTCTACGCAAAGAAGCTGGCGATCGACACGAAGGAGCTGTTGGGCGTCATCGATAAGTTCGACACGTTTGAGGATGCAGCCATCTCTGCAGCCATGCTGTCCCAGGCCTTCGGGGCCCAGACGGACGCTGTGAAGCTGATGCGGGCCGAGAGCCCTGCAGACAGGGTCGATGAGCTGCGCAGGGCTTTCTTCTCTGCTGGCAAGTCTGCTGAGCAACTAACACGTCAGGAGCTGAAGCTTCTATCCCAGACAACTGGCCTCTCTGAGGAGGCTGCACGCGCCGCGTTCTCGCAGAAGAACATGGGCGTCTCGATGCAGGACCTCGACAAGCAGGGCAGGCTGACGGAGAAACGCCAGCTATCGACCGCAGAAGCCATCCAGAAGATGGCCGACCAGATTGAGCGTGCCATCAAGCCCCTTGGGAAGTTCAAGAGCTTCCTGGGCGCCTTTGCCGACGGCTTCACGCGTGGGATGCTTGCGCAGGAGCAGTTCAGGGGCATGCTCACGAAGCTAAACAGGGCGCTTGCTGCGACGTACCGCATGGGCATGCAGGTGGGAGAGGCCTTCGTGAAGGCGTTCCCGGGCATGGAGAAGGTGCTTGTTGGACTAAGCAATTTCTTGAGCATAGGAGAGGACGCGAAGGGAAAGCTTCGACCATTCTCAGCGTTCCTTGAGAGCGTAAAGAAGGACTTCAAGCTGTTCGGTGAGCATCTTGGTGGGACAAGTCCAATGTCATTATCGTCATTGATGACGTTGCTGCAGGACTCATTCTTCAATCATCTCATGCCTGATACACCTGAGGGCAGGAAGATGCTCGAGGGCGTTGATGAGTTCACCAGAGCGATTGGCGCGACGGTTGCATCGATGGTGGGCCTGATAGCTGAAGGCATTGAGGAGGGTGTTGATATCCTTGTTGGTTTCATGAAGGGAGGTGCCCTCCCACGTGTCCCAGGAACAGGCTTCGCAGCGAACATCGTGAACCCGATCGTCGATGCATTAAGTGATGCATGGCCCGTCGTCAGGGATGCGTTCGTCCTTCTGATTGAGACAGCCATAGAGAGTGCCTGGCTGAAGCTGGGCCCTCACGTGAAGGAATATGGCTGGACGATCCTCGGATGGTTGGCGGCTGGGATAGTGGGCTCTGCTGTCATCAAGTCGTTCATTGCGATGACGTCGATGAAGCTTGTGGGCGGCATCGCCTCGATAATGTCGAAGGTGATCGATAAGCTTCCAGGTGCTGTCCCTGCTGGGAAGGTCTCAAAGGTTCTCGACTCAGCTACAGGAACTGCATCTGGGATGGGCAAGTTTGCGAGTGCGATCAAGGGCATCCCATGGTCCGTCATCCTGAAGGGTGCAGCTATGTTGGCCCTAGGCATAACGGCCCTCGGCGCCGGTGTGATTGCGACTATGGGCATGCTTGCAGCCCTTGAGGCCGTGGGAGGCGTTCCGGCGACGTCAACGCTTGTGAAGTTCGGCGTCGCTGTCGCAGCCATCGCGGGTCTCTTTGCGACCGTCGCCCTTGCGATACCAGTCGTCCTGGGCGTGGGCGCCCTCCTCGCGGGTCCATGGGCTGCCCCCATCGCTGCGTTGGCAACAGCGGGAATAGCAGGTCTGTCAGTCTTCGCAACAGCCCTTGTGGGCGCAGCCATTCCCGCGATAAAGATGATCGCGTCGATCGACATCCCGAACCCGAGACAGTTCAAGACAGTCGCGGACGCCGTCATAGGCGTGATGAACGCTGTGAACCACTTTGCGGCCAATATGGCGTCGATAGCGAAGGCTGCTACGCCCGGGTGGTTCGACAAGGGGACGTTCGAGGGGAACATCAAGGCCATGAGAGGTCTCGTTGACTCGATGTTGTCAGGTGGGTTCGTCGCTGTCATCAACCGGCTCATCGACATAGGGAAGGAGCTGTCGGGAAAGAAGGAGCAGCTTGAGGCTGTCCAGGTCGTGGCCGGCGTCGTGTCAAGCGTGGGTTCATTCGCGAGCGCGATGGCTGCTGTCATCGACGGCCTCCCTGAGACAAGCATCTGGGAGAAGGCGTTCGATGAAAATGCGCTGACCATGAGCGACAAGCTAGTTCCCATCATAGGGTTCATGAACGACCTCTTCGACGTCATGGACAAACGTATGGGTCCCGTGATTGAGAAGCTTGTCTCGATCCCAGTGGGCGATGTGCCCAAGGCGCAGCAGAAGATAGGCGTCATCTCATCGATGGTCAACATGATGAAGTCGCTCGTTGACATGTCGATGTCATTCGTCGGGCTTGGGAAGGGCGTTGAAGGGTTCTCAGGGACGCTGGTGGGTAACATCGTTGAACGCATCGCGTCCGTCTTCAATGAGGGCAGCATTGCCCACGTCAGCACGCTTGCGTCGAACCTCGCAGTTGGCCTGGGTGATGCCTCAACATTCGACTCTGCGACGCAGGGGATAAAGCGGATGGACGTGCTCATTGAGAGCGCCCTTGTGGCAGCGCAGAGGATGAACAGGTTCAACGATGAGGCCGCAAGCATGTTCGTTGGTCCCCTCGTCCCCGGGGCAAGCATGCCTGCAGTGCAGGCGATCCAGCAGATGGTTGATGAGGCGAACGCGATAAATGACAGTCTCTCACGGCTTCCGCCCATCAACCTTGAGGCACGCCTGGAGGCGCTGGCTGACAGGATAGGCGTGAAGAAGGAGAACTTCACGATCAAGCACGACAAGCTGAACATCGTTATCAACCTCGATGTGACGATGGAGGCTGAGAAGCTTGCGAAGGTCCTCAGCGAGCAGAACATCATCACGAAGCAATCGAGCAAGAGGGGATGATGTCTATAACAGAAGAGCTGCTCCAGCGCGTGCATGATGATGAGAAGTATAAGAGCATAGTCTCAGCCGTCGATGATGACGTCGCCCGCAGCATAGAGCTCGTCGTCAGGACGTTCATAACAGAGCTCGCAAAGAGCTTCCCTGACGTCCCAGCGGATGATGCGTCAAAGGGTAATGTGAACGATGGCTGACGAGAGGGATAAGAAGCACGTCGTCGTGGTCAAGGGCTCAGGTCCGGGCCAGACGCTGCGTGATGGTGATGACATCCCGCGGCTTGATGCCGATGCGCCCTCCCTGCCTGATGCATCCCCAGCGCCCCTCACGCTTGAGGCGGTCTCCAGGATGCTCAAGCATATCACACGTGAGAACCCAGCGACGTGGAATGCATACGGGCCCAAGTTTGAGGGTGAGCCAAGCATCGTCTCACTGCGTGATGACCTCGGCAACCCTGCGCCCCTCGTCACGCCCTCATCAGATGTCGCAGACATCTATGTCCTAGGCGAGATACTGGCTGAGCTTGACATTGTGGGTCGGACATTCGACGATGAGACCATCAGGGCGATAAGGGACCCGAACGTCGGGACGCATGAGCTGCTGCGGACGATAGTCGCCAACCCAAGCAACTCATTCACAAAGCGTGACGGGACGAAGATTTCGACAGGAGGCGCAGCGACGTCCGAGGTCCCTCCTGACGCGTCCTGGATGCAGAGGAAGATATCGACTGTCCTGCAGCGCAACCGCTTCAATCCAACGCCTGGAAAGACGCCATTCATCGAGATGGGCACGACGTCGAGCACGATCGATCAGCGGTCGATAGGCACGGGACAGTCACACCTCGGTGCACATGATGATGGAGATGCCAACGTCACGTATGAACAGATGAAGCGTGTGGGCCTCGCATTGATGCTCCGCGCGACGGGTGAGTTCATCGGCAAGGACGGTGACCCGACAAGTTTTGCGGTGGGCGCTGGGGCGCTTGTCCCTGGGCAGGCGCAGCTGGCTGCAGGACGCGTTGACAGGACGTCGATGTATGCCTCCAGCCTGTCTGAGGAACAGGGAAGGCCCAGGGGCATCAGGGACGGCTTCAAGACAGACAGCGATCTCGCGCTGGATAGTGGTGAGGGCTCATACGGTAACTTGAACAGCTTCCTAGAGCCCTTTGCGGGCTTTGCTCCTGTCGGCATGGTCGCGCTTGGTGCAGCGCTCGTTGTTGCATTGCGTGTTGTGCTTGAGGGCCTGACGTTCCTGATGAACCCTCCCATGCCTCCCATAGGACCTGGGGCGAACAGCCTCCCGTTGCCTGGGCAGGACAGGACGCCAAGGACCATGGGCCATTCAAGACGCGTGGGTGAGGGTGAGAGGTTCGCAGCNTCAGCCTTCGGTGTGACGGCGACGAGGCATGACTTCGATGCAGCCTTCGACAAGGGCATCGATGCGTTCTTTGGGTTCGATGGGACGGACTTCCTACGTGTTGTCACGTCGCCTGGATACTACGCTGTCCTCGTGAGGTCGATAGTCAGGAGCTCAGCGACAGCCATCCAGGCGATAACAGACGCCTTCTCGAAGAACCCCAATCCGATAAGCGCGCTTCAAGCGCTCCTGGGCATAGTTGACATACTCAGGGGCTCAAAGCTCATAGGCTTCATCAACATGACGACGATGATCGGTGACCAGCTCCTGACGCTTGAGGAGCTTGGGATGGCACCCTCGTCTGGGCCCATCCCGGCGAACGCATCGTTCATAGACCAGCTGCGATACAATCCAGCCTCGCGTGTGATGAAGAGCCGCATCGACGCAAGCAGGTCCACGTTGGCCTGGGCAGGGGCAACGACACCGTCGCTCTACGTGCTTCCCGATAGCATTGTGAATGCAGCGGGAACGTTTCCTGGGTTGGCAGGAACTGTCCGCAGGTCCCAAGATGACATAGGGCGCCTGACGGACGAGGCAGGGGGCAGGCTGAGCCAGGAGGTTGTGAAGTCAGTTGAGGATGCGTTAGACAGTGAGTACGTCCCGTTCTACTTTCACGATCTCAGGACGAATGAGATTATTTCATTCCACGCGTTCCTATCAGCTGTCAGTGATAAGTTCAGCGCAACATATAGCAAGGACAAGTATTACGGTCGCGTTGATCCTGTCTCCATCTACGGTGACACTGAGCGCTCAATAGGCATCACGTTCAACATCGTCTCCACGAATGAAGAGGACTTCGACGTGATGTGGTGGAAGATAAACAAGCTCGTTACGCTTCTCTACCCGCAATGGTCAAAGGGCCGCCGGCTTGAGGTGGGAGACAACGCATTCATCCAGCCCTTCTCTCAGGTGCCCACGTCATCTCCCGTGATAAGGTTGAGGCTTGGTGATGTGTTCAGAAGCAACTATTCAAAGTTCGCGCTTGCGAGACTGTTTGGGCTTGGAACTGAGGGTTTTCTGGGTTTAGGAACACAAGCCCAACGTCAACGTAAAAGACTTGAGAAATTTAATGAGATACTTCGTGCTAGACAAAACGATCCAGCATTTCATCATCCTGGTGATGGATATCCAGAGAGTGAGACCGCAATCTTAAAGCCAGTTGAAATGCTTGCGTCTGTGCTTACTGAGGGCAGGCGTCTTAAGACTACAACTCATGAGCTTGTTAAGATTTTGAAGCGAACTGTTGGTCTGCGTGACCGTTTTGGAACGCAATATGAAATTGAGTTCGTTGAACCCATGGATGGTGTTGAACCAGGACCGTATGTTGTTGTGCATGATGATTTAATGCCCGATCCTGAAGCCATAAAGGCACTCGTAAATGAAGAAGCTGATGAGAATGAGACAAAGACTGTCGCGGAATTCTTCAAGTCAGATGCAGACCCAGAGACGTCGAATGCGGTCGTCAGATCGTTTGAGAGCGTCAGGGGCCGCGGCCTCGCGGGTGTCATAACGTCCATGGACTTCGACTGGCAGGCGCCCAGGTGGGAGACGACGATCGGCCGTCGAGCGCCGCAATACTGCACAGTCTCATTGACGTTTGATCCAATGCACGACATTGCTCCCGGCCTGGACGCAGACGGCTTTAACAGGGCACCCATCTACAACGTGGGAGAACAGGTCCGCTCTGTCGGTCGTGACCCGTACGATGATGGAAAGAGTGATGAGCTATACAGGGACACACACAGGCGCGTGCTTAGCAACCTGAAGAAGAGGTAACATAGGGATGGCGATAGACAGGTATGCACGTTCACCCATCATCAGGGGAGGCTCGCAGTACGGAACATCAACGGCTGCAGTGACATTGAAGCGTGCTGTTGACGTAGGCGCCATCGCAGTTGAGGAGCGTGTGCTCCAGGGCCGCGAGAGGCTTGATGTCCTCGCGGGTCAACTCTACGGCGACAGCAGGAACTGGTGGATAATCGCAGCAGCCTCAGGCATAGGTTGGGCGCTGCAGGTCCCGCCTGGGACGAGGCTCCTCATCCCGACTGACCTGAGCCAGGTCAATGACATCATAGGCTGATGGCAAACGACAAGCTACAACGTGCCGTCCGGGCGCTTGAGAAGCACTTTGAGACGTCATCAAGGGAAGGCATCGTCCAGCTTGAGCCCATAGACACGGGAGCTGCGACAGAGTCCACAGTTGAGGGAAGGATAGCGGCAGACGTCATCAGCACCGTCGACGGTGCCCTAACGTCGAAGGAGCTTGCATCAAGGATAAGCGAGTTCATCGCGGGCGCCTCGCCTGATGCAGCCAAGAAGTATGAGAAGCTGCTTGAGATATACGTTGACGGCAACACATACCAGAAGGACAACGAGATGTCGAGGCTTGTGGGGCAGGGGAGGTCCAAGGGCCTGTCGATCCTGAAGGTCAACACGATCAGGATAACGCCCGCCGGGCGTGATGTCAGCGCTGTCTCATTGCTCCTGAACACCATCCCAACGATTGAGCTGTCGCGGTGCGTGCCATACCTCACGATCGAGGTGCAGACGGGCAGGCCACCCATGAACAAGGACGGGAGGCTGCAGGGCCCATCGCTTCTGCGCTTCCTACGTGGGAGCGCGAAGGTGAACAGTGAGACGACCGACGGCCGGATGGTTATAGCCCTGGGCCAGCCTCAGGGTGAGAAGGAGAGCGTTGCCTCGCTGTCGGGCATGGAGCTGTTCACGAGCCCGCAGACGCTTGTCGATCCCGACACGTTGATCGACTCAGACAGGGCCCAGCCCATCCTCGATAGGTTCAGGCCTCTCATGTCGATAGACAGGTTCGAGGTCGAGATAACGCCTCAGGTGGGCTTCTTCGCATACCGCTCGGCGAACCTCGACATCACGCTCCATGACAGATCGAGGCTGACAGAGATAGCTGACTTCATCAGGCCCGACCTCTACAGCAACACTGAGCTATACATTGAGTACGGGTGGAGCCACCCTGACAACACGAGTGACAACGTCTTCGGGGTCCTGTTGAACGGCATGCGTTCGCGTGAGAAGTATGGTATCGTAAACGCATCCTATACGTTCACACGCACGGGTGAGGTGAAGCTGAAGCTGAAGCTGTTCACAAAGGGAGGCTCTGACATCAACGTTGTCCGTCTCGCTGAGGGCGGGCAGGCCCTTGAGGCCGCGAAGGCCGTCAGGGAGCTGCAGAAGAAGATAGCAGACGTTAGGCTCAAGCTCTCGCAGCGGAACACAAAGGCGATAAAGGAGGTCAGGGGTGAGCAGCAGCTCTTCTCTGCAGCCGAGGATGTGGGCTCATCGCTGACATTGACAAAGGAGCAGAAGGAACAGCTGACGACATTTCTACGTAAGACGCGCAACGCCAACGGGGCAGTCGCTTCGCTACGAAAGGAGCTCGAGGACCTCTATGGGCCCAGGGGAAGCTCTGGGAAGGCGAAGACGTTCAGGAACCAGGTAACGAATGAGATACAGGAGAGGATGTTGACGCTTGGAAAGACGTCGAAGGATGAGGACCCGTTCCTGAGAAACGCGAGGGAGAAGCTGAAGGATGTCCTTGGTGAGCGTGGTTCCATTGGGTTGCCCAACAAGGGTGGCGTCTCATTCGGAAGGCTCATGTCCATGTTCGTGGGCGTCCCGCTTGCGTCCACAGGAAAGTACGCCGACGTCCAGCTTCTGTTCTACCCCTTTAATCCGAAGGCGGGTGCCGCAGCAGACCTCAACATCGCCGAGTTTGTAATCGACTACAAAGATCTTAAGAAGGCCTTCACCGACCTGACAATCGCCCGCCGCGGCGAACTCATACCGCTGCGTGAGTTCATGCAATACATCGCGAACAACTTCATCGATGACATGTCGAACTTTAGCTACGGTCTGAGGAGGTTATACAGGACCGAGATTGGTGAGGGAGGCGTCCGCGGTCCGCCGAAACCCAGGAGTGAGAAGCTGACAGAGACGCAGCTGCGCAGCGAGGAAGAGAGGATACTGGGGAAGCTGGGCATCCAGGATGGCGTATTCAAGATGCCCCAGCTCGACGTCTTCATTGAGACGGTCCCGCTTGCGCCCGCGGCGGAGGGGCAGCCCACATCGGAGCGGGCCTCACAGACAGTCCTAAAGCTGCACTTCATCGACAGGACGGCCTCAGCCTACGAGTCGCTGGGCCAGATGCTGCTTGCGAACAGGGAGGAGGACCTCCGGACGCTGGGTGACCTCCCGCAGAAGGACCACAACGACCATAAGGAGACGTTCAACAGGTTCGTCGCAAAGGCCAAGGAGGCCGGCCTCCTGACGTCTGTCATCCAGTCAGACAGGAATGGTAGGAAGTCACACGTCTATGAGCTGAACGTTGATGTCACAACGCTTAAGCGCTTCTTCATGAGGAACATGCCTACGATCGTCTACGGGACGAACAACACGGGCGTGAAGGACGCCTCATTTGCGACCATCCAGGAGCAGCTGCTTGCGACCGTGCACATGCTCCGGGCGGGTGATGCAGGACCCTTGGAACCGACGGGCCTGTCTGCAGGTAATCTACCGCTCAGGACGCTGCCTGCCCGTGTGTCGATGACGACGATCGGGTGTCCGCTGATAAACTACATGCAGCAGTTCTTTATTGATTTTCAGACAGGAACAACTGTTGACAACATATACGGCGTCAACCGTATGTCACATGAGATTTCATCTGGAAAGTTTGAGACGAAGATAGAGTTCGTGCCATTAGACGCGTATGGAAGATACGAGTCACTTGTGGGCCAAGTCGGCATCTCGTTGCAAAAGCTAGCGAAACTGGAAGAGGGTCAATGATGTGCATTCGTTCCCATGTTTGGTTTACCATGTCATATCAGCATGGAAATCAATGCAGGCGACCTTGTTGAGATTTCGCGTCTGAAACGCTTATGCCTTGTGCTCTCTACGGTTGACCCAGGCTGCGGCGTCGTCCCATATGATGGTTACAAGTCCTGGACGTCGAGTTGGTTACATGATGATTGCTTCCCTGGTGCGCCGAACTACATCTTGCTGGGCACAGACGGCAGCATAATGCGTGTCTCATTGGACAGGACCAAGCTCAACATCATCCAATCCGCACAGGACATCGAGGATGTGTGATATGTTGTGCATGTCGTTCATCATCATCTCTGGCATCACCGGCTTCCTGTTCGGGGTTGGGTTGGGTATGAAGCTATGACACATGATGTAGAGAAGTTGTTTTGGCTTGGCGATCTTGTGTCATTCGTCAGTGGAGCGAAAAAGAGATACATCGGCATCGTTATCAGCCTCAATGACCCTGGCTACGACGTCATCCCATACAACTCATCAAGGAGCTGGACGCTGCCTGACTGCATCATCATCCTCGCGGACGATGGAGGCTTCCTACGTGTTGGTTACGACATTGCCCGGCGATGGATGAGGCTGGAGCAGAGGATCGAATGATGCGGACATTCTCTGTCGGTGACCTTGTGATGTTTAATGATGTACCATGTCTGGTCATCCACGACCGCGACCCAGGCAAGGACGTCATGCCGCATGTCAGCGATAACACATGGAGCGATCCACAGAGCGTTTATGTCAACAATGATAGACTGAGCCGATGCCACCGGGGTGATCCGAACTACATCCTTCTGTCGTCTGATGTGTCTGTGTTTAGGGTATTCCACGACATCGGGCATGAAAGGTTTGAGCTGATTGGGACGTCTGATGCATGATGGTCTGCCTGCACCGTGACATCCTGGGTGAGGACAACCACCTCATCCTCATCGTCTCGAGGATGAGGTATTCATGGAGGGCCGATGCGCCCACCGATGCGTGGGTCTACGGGGACGCTGCTGCGCCTCTCAGCATCGACGCGCTCATGAGGCTCTCTGGGTTGAGTGTGCCCGATCCATTCGCGCGCCACCGCCATGCGTTCCAGGCCCTGAACCACGAGGGACCCATCGCCTGGCGTCATGTGCTGGGCCCGCAGGCGCTTGCGTCCTCAGCCCGGGGGATGCTGGATGGCCTCAGGAATGTCTTGGATGTGGGTTGTGTTGCCTATTACCTTGACGTGTTCCAGGCCACCAGACGATGCTTGGGAGCACTAGAGCGTGCCTGCATCGATGGTGCTAGGTTGGGCAGGCACATGGACGATGAGTTGAACCCCACGAACAGGGCAGCGCTCTGGTCGTTTGAGCCTGATGTGTCTGGCCTGTGCAACCCCATCGTCTACGACCAACTGGCAACTGTGACAGGACGCCTCACCGTCTCCTCAGGCCCGCGCATCCTGACGCTTCCCAAGCGCTGCAGGGACATCATCATGTCACGTTATGAGGCCGGGCACGTCATGATGCTTGACTTCAAGTCGCTTGAACCCAGGGTCCTGCTGTTGTCATCGGGACAATCTGCAGCCGATGACATCTACGATGACATCAATGAGAGGACGTTCGGTGGCAGGGTCCAGCGCTCCAGGATAAAGGGTGCCACGATTGCACTCCTCTATGGTGCGTCGGAGGCCACGGCTGAACGCTTCGTGGGTGTCCATGGGTCTGAGCTGTATGACCTGATGGAGAGCATCCGTAGATACTTTGATCTGCACGGGCTTGAAGAACGCCTTGAGAAGCAGATGGAGGCCAGCTGCCTGAGGAACGGATACGGCAGGCCCATCCGTCCTGACGCGGGCGCAGAGAGAAAGCTCGTGAACCTGTTTGCCCAATCGACGGCTGTTGATGCTGCGATGCTGGGCTTCGGCCGCGCAATTGACCTCATGAGGATGATGGGATGGAGGATGCATCCGCTGTTCTTCATCCACGACGCGCTCATCATCGACGCGCATCCTGATGACATGGAACACATGGGACGCCTCGAGGAGGCATGCTCGTCTGATCCGACGCTGGGCAGGCTTCCCGTGAGCACGAAGGAGATATGTTATGTTGCTGACTGACAATGAGCTATCGAGGCTCGAGGCATCGTGGAAGGATGAGGCATCGCTTGCACGCATTGAGTTGAACTGGCAGAGGCTTGAGAAGTGGTGTACTGAGTTGGGCGACCGTCAGGGTCCCGTGAATGACATGCTGGCGCACATGGGTGAACGTGCGGCCACCGCCCCCGCATCGTCAAGGCTTGAGTTCCACAATGCGTTCCCTGGAGGGCTCGTTGACCACAGCCTCCGCGTCCTCGCACGAACGATCGACCTCGCGGCGGCATTGAGGGTGCGCGTGCCCAAGGAGAGTCTCATCATCTCAGCAATCTTCCATGACTGGGGGAAGGTGGGGACGCTTGATAGAGACTACTATGTCTACCAGGACTCAGACTGGCACAGGAAGCGTGGGCAGGTATACACCGTCGATGAGACGATTAGGATGCCCAATGCACAGCTCGGTCTGTTCGTCATGAGCCAGTTCGGTGTGAAGCTGTCTGAGGACGAATATCTCGCTATCTTGCTGAACGATGGGCAGTATGCAGCTGAGAATAAGCCCTATAGCATGCGCGAAGGGCGGCTTGCTACGCTTATTCATTTTGCGGACCGGTGGAGTGCTGAGTGTGAGAAGGGCAGGAAGACGCTCCTTGATGATGACAGTCCCAAGTCGTAGCACGGCATGCATGTGCAACCGCGTAGTGGAACGTGATATGATGTAGCATATGGCGGCACACATTCTGCATCCCTATGAGGACCACGAGATGCCCGTGCATGAGCTCTATGGGCTCATCAGGGCCGTGTCACGCGGTGAGCTGGAGGATGTCGTTGAGAAGCTCGACGGCCAGAACTTCACATTCACGCTCGTCAATGATGAGGTGCGGTTCCTTGGGAAGGGCTGCTCAAAGCACCTGGTCAGCCTGGGAGGTCTCGACCGTGCTGGGATCGTTGAGAAGCATGCAGCCATCCCCAGCGTGAGGGATGCGTTCACATTCGTCCACGGCATCCTGAACAGCGCATTCAGGTATGTCCTGCCAGCAGAGAAGCAGGGCCTGTTTCGATCGGGTGGGTTTGCGATCAGCTCTGAGGTCCTCTTTCCAGAGTGTCGCAACGTCATCATGTACGGGGGACGAAGCCTGTGCCTGCTGGATGCTGTCAGCGTGGATGATATAAGCACGCTCGATGATGCCCAACGGGCAGCCTTCGATGATGTCTGCTCTAGGCTTGAGCTCTTGGCTTCGCAGGGCCTCACGCGTGGATGCAGCATCCTTCGTGCGCCCAGGCTTGAACCTACATGTCGTGATGATGCTGCGGCGCAGGCCCTTGAACATGCGCTGGACCTGCTGTGCACCCGCTCGTGTGTCGGCCGTGATGCCACGATGGGTGATGTTACGGTCGGGCTCGTCCTGAACGCCATCAAGGGAGACAGGGCATGCACTGAGCTGGGCGCGTTCCGACCGATGGTGGCGCGCAGGCTGGCATTGGGTGACAAGTCTGCTGTGGGCATGAAGGAGCTACCATCGGGCTGCCGAGCGATCCTGAAGAGGCTGGAGCGTGAACGTGTTGGCATCCTCGCTGCTGCGAACGTCAACCTCGAGGCGTTCTTCCAGGGTCTGGGAGCCCTTGCGTTGCGGACGTATGCCCCCGTCCTCTCACGACACGATGATGCTGCGTTCAGGAGTGAGATGAGAGGGTTCATCTCAAGGCTCGATCTCGCCCTTGAGGATCCAGCACGCAGGTTGGTAGCGACAGAGAAGCAGCTGCAGCATGTGATGTCGGCCAGGAGCAAGCTACAGGATGTAGGGCTGATAGCTAACGCTGAGGGCATCGTCTTCACATGGATGGGACAGCGCAGGAAGCTGGTGGGCGCGTTCTCGGCGCTCAATCGCCTCCTGGGATGCTTCAAGTATGGCTCTGGGCCCGCGGGGTTCGCTGATGGGTGGTAACGTGTTCAAGGGCGTCACATCGTCGTTAACACGTGAGGAGGCCATCAGGTTCGTCGAGGACCAGCTGCTCGACATCATGCAGGGGCTTGATGTGCACCACTATGAGCTCGTCGGTAGCTACAAGCATGGCTTAGGCGACGTGCATGACATCGATGTCATCGTGATGCGACCCGATGTCGTGGATGATAGAAAGAGAGATGAAGACGTTCGCGTGAGGCCATTCAAGAATGAGCTTTTTGAGAAGCTTCGACCCCATGGTGCTGTCAAGGGTGGCAGCTCAGTCCATGTGGCATGGCCCGTCTCCCCACTGATGTATGAGGGCCCGTCTGACACGTCTGTCCAGCTCGATATCTTTCCAGTCATCGACCTATGGTCAGCTGATTGGCTGATGCGAGGCGTCTACAGGCACATGCTATTCTCATTGCTTGCGAGGCATGCCTCACGTGGCAGAAAGAGAGTGACTGTCACAGTGCCTGGAGGTGTGAAGGTTGTCGCGGGGAGTGATGTCGTTGTTCCTAGAACGTCGCATCCCATTATCGTCGCAAGAAACCTGGGGTTGCCATCAGGTGAATGGTGTCATGTTTGGTCGTTCGGCTCGCTGGCTGAATCGATCGCATCGAATGATGACTTACGTCTGTGCCTTGAGGGCTTCAGGGAATACACGACGCATCTAGCAGGCAGGCCAGACTACGAGGCGCACGCATCGTTTATAGATGCTCTCACAGCCCCTGTCAAGACAGATACTTAGTCATGTGCCGAAGCATCCCAGAAGCGCTCGTCCCCTTCCGCACTCACGCGTAGTTCCGCAGGAAAGGGCAGCTCCAGCGCCCTCAGGTCGAGGCGTCACGGGTGGTTCAGCGGGCTCACACAGAACGGACCACCCATACCGCAGGACGGGCATGCCTCCCATCTGGACGGACGGCGACCCATCTGCATCACCAGACGTCAATGCATCGGAGCTGATGCAGAACCTTATCATGAACGATGATGACAAGGAATGGTATGAGGAGCTGTTCAAGAAGAACCACAAGAGCTTCCTGAAGCCCAGGTTCAGCGTGCAACCCGGAGGTAACGCGTGTCTGTCGTGTTCATTCATTCGTGTGAGCAACGCAGTGTTGGCTGAGAACGGGGCAGACCACAGAGTTGATACGTACGGCGTCTTCATCCCAGTCCCGCCTAGCGTGGTCAGGGGCCTGGAGGCAGCCTATCCCGCTGTCGTGCGGAACCAGAGCCATGATGACAGTCCGCTGCACGTGACGGTGCTCTATGTGGGCCAGTTGGATGACCTCCAGGCACAGGCAATGCGAAACGCATGCTTGGACGTCCTCGACCACATCCAGCCCTTTGATGTCAGCGTTCAGGGAACGTCACACTTTGACAATGCGGGCAGCAGCGTGTTCCATGCATGTGTCGTGTCACCTGCGCTAGAGAACCTGCATCACACGCTTAAAGCAGCTTTACAGACAGCTGGCATTCCCGTAGAACACAGATACGGCGACAACCCATGTGGGTCCTTCAAGGGACACATCACGCTTGCGATGCTTCCGCCGGGCCAGCATGAGAAGGAGCTCCCGCTTTGCGGGTCGTGGGTCGTCGATAGGGTCGAGGTCTGGAACATGGGCAGTCCAGTCTCAATGAGGCTTGGGATGCAGACATGCCTTGCGTGTGTGGCAGGGATGTGCAAGCAGCATGTGCACGTGGAAGGAGCGGACAGGAACATGAAGAGAGAGACGCTTGAGAGGTTCATCAGGCTCGTCATTGAGACGGGCAAGAAGAAGAGGGTCCTGAAGGAGCCTGACGACATCGACGAGAAGGACGCGACCAAGCCCAAGAAGAATGAGTTCAACTCTGTGGGCGGTGGTGCCATCTCAGGCTACACGCTTCCATTGGGCATGAGCAACCAAAAGAAGAGGACACGCAGAGCAAGAAGGAAGAATGCTAAGCTTAACGCAAAGTGTTTTGGAAATGGAGCAATCGTAGGAAAGCTATGACACTTGTGGAATGTCTTGCAGCTCGTGGGCGTCCATCACGAACGCTGCTATGTTTGTTCGTCCCAACGATTTTGCCTTCCAAAGCCTATGCAGACCGTCTGCAACCCATAGCCCGTCATCGTATCTGATTATTATGATGGGATAGCTGAGGTCGGCTGCTTCTGCGCGCTCAATGAATTCAGGTGACTCAAACGGTTCGTCTGTTGTTACGAGCTGATCTGGTTCAAAGTTATGTAACAGCGTCCTAATGAGGATGTGTCTGATGGGTCTGTGCATGACAAAGCGTAGGATTTCACCCACGCTCCACTCTCCGCTTCCATCGCTATACGTCTGGTCCTGAAAGCTTTCAACGACCAACCCTACGAACTCTTTCAACACAAACACGCAAGCATAATTATCTACGTGGCTGACCCTCCTATCCGCGCAACATGCTGTGACAGTGGGTCCTGGGCCATCACGTGGCGTCTCGCTGACCCGTTCGCCGGCCCGGCTGCTGACGGATGGTGCATGATCGTCCACGTCATTTTGGGCGCTCCTGAGTATGACAACGTCTTGCTGTGCCCGTTCTGTAGGAAGGGGCTGCGACGGTCGCCGAAGAAGCCAAGTAGGCGATAAACATCTGCACGCGAGCGTGGTATGATATCTTGTTGTCGATGACAAGCTTCAAGAGCCCGCAAGACAGGGTCATCTTGAAGAAGTTTGAGACGGATCGTGAACAAGAGAGCTGGTTTGAGGAGAATGGATTAAGGCTTGTGAGATTGACAGATAAAGAGATGAAGTTAGCACGTAAGAATGATAAGCTTGAAGAGCTAGTGAAAGAAAGACTAAGATAGGAGAGAAATAGAATGGCTATTGATTTTGACAAGATTAGAGAGAAGGTGGCGCAGCTGTCTGGACAGGGAAAGAAGTCTTCGATGTGGCGTCCTGAGCCTGGAAATGAGTATGAGGTGAGGTTTCTTCCGTGGCCCGATGGCAACAATGGGCAACCGTTTCGTGAGAGAAGTTTTTACTACAACATCGGCAACGGTCGGGCTATCCTCGCCCCCTCCCAATTCGGGAAGAAGGACCCTGTCCAGGAGCTCATCAACAAGCTTCGGTCAGACGGTCGCCCTGAGGCTATGGAGCTCGCGAAGCAGTATTACCCGAAGCGTCGATATTACGCCCCCATCATTGTCCGCGGGAAGGAGGATGAGGGTGTCAAGCTATGGAGCTTCGGTAAGCAGATCTGTGAGAGCCTGCTGAACTACATGCTGGGTGACTTTGGCGACATCACGGACCCGAAGGAAGGGCGCGACGTCAAGGTCGTCTGCAAGCAGCAGCCCGGGAAGCAGTTCGCCGACACTACGGTTGCGCCTCGCATCCCTCAGACGCCTTTGGGTCCTGCCGCGAAGATGAAGGAGTGGCTCAAGGGCGTGCCTGATCTCGATGAGATATACCAGCAGACGCCTGCTGAGGAGATTGAGAAGCGTCTCAATGAGCACCTCAACGGCGACAGCGGGGATGGGCTTGACAGCAAGGACAACGGAGGGCGCAGGAATGCATCGTCTGACGTCAGCAGCGAAGAGCACTCTAGCATCGATGATGTGTTCGCGAAGCTGGGCGAGGTTGTAGAGGGCTGATGACAGCTTAAAGCTGTCGCTTGGGAACGTACGCAGGTGAGACCTGCCCCATCACAATCCTTGGGGACCACCCATAGCTGAGGCCGATGAGCTTACATCTGGGCGTTTGACGGGTGGTCTATTCCCTTGTCTTTGGGAGAGAAAAGAGCATGGCAAAAGCAAAGAAGGTGACAGATGTAACGTCTGATGCTGACAATATCGTTAGCTTCACAGATGAACTGATTAAGGCCCTCAATAAGGAGCACGGAGATGGTGGTAAGGTCGCGTACAACCTCTTGAAGGATGATGCTCCCACGAAGGTTCATCGTTGGATTTCAACGGGTTGTAGGCAGCTAGATTACATCATTGCCAACAGACCGAATGGAGGACTTCCAGAAGGACGCATTATAGAGATTTTCGGTCCCCCAGGGCTGGGTAAGTCACACATCGCTGCACAGATAGCAAAGAATACCCAGCAGATGGGTGGTATCGTCTGTTATATCGATAGCGAGAACGCTTCTTCTCCAGAAAATCTGCAGCTTCTGGGCGTGAATATCGGCGAGCGCTTCATCTACTGTGAAGCGACATGCACAGAGAACGTCTTTGCATTGGCTGAGAGCGTCATCCTGAAGACACGTTCATTAAAGAAGGACGTCCCTGTGACAATCATCTGGGACAGTGTCGCTGCAACCTCACCCAAGGCTGAAATCTTAGGTGACTATGACAAGGACAGCATCGGTCTCCAGGCTCGTGCTCTGTCAAAGGGCTTCAGGAAGATAACGCAGGTTGTCGGTAGCAACAGGGTTACGTTCGTCTGTTGCAACCAGACCCGTACAGCCATCGGAGTGATGTACGGTGACAACCAGGTGCCGAGTGGAGGAAAAAGCATTCCCTTCCATGCCTCTGTCCGCATCAAGCTGGGCGCAGGCAAGCCGATTGAGAATGCAAAGGGTGAGACGATAGGCATCAACGTGAATGCTAAGACGATCAAGAACAAGGTCTCACCCCCGTTCAGGAAGTGTGAGTTCCAGATACACTTCGGCGTGGGCATCAAGGAGCATGAGGAGCTGTTCGATGTCCTTAGGCCCCTCGATCCGACGCGGATCGTCATGAAGGGAAGGGAGCTTGAGGCGTCTGTCGACGGAACGGGAGGTTGGAAGACGTTCGTTGTCACCGACCCATCGACGGGTGAGGTCATTGTCGAGAAGAAGTTCACCAAGCAGAAGTTTGAAGAGGTGCTTGAGGACCCTGAATACAAGCCCTACCTTGATGCGCTGATCGAGACACACATGGTGAGGAAGATGACTGAGCAGGCACACGTAGAGATCGATGATGACAGCTACGTTGAGATGAAGAGCATTGCTGACGATGTCGAGGACATCCTTGGAGACGTGAGCCCAGAGGTCGCGTGAAACCTATCATTAAATGGGCTGGAGGAAAGTCAAGGCTTTTAAAGCATCTTCTTCCGCGCGTTCCTTCTTTCTCTGGGCGCTACTTCGAACCCTTTCTAGGAGGAGGAGCGATGTTGTTTGCCTTAGAACATGCAAATGCCCAAGCGTCAGATGTTAACAAGGAATTGATTGAATTTTATTCAGTCGTACGTGATGACTCTGACGGATTGCTTAAAGATATTTGCGGGTGGAAAAACGATGAAGAGACATTCTACGCAGTCAGAGAGATGGACAGAGATGCTGGCTCATATTCATCTCTGTCACCGTCTGTTCGTGCTGCGCGTTTTTTATACCTGAATAAGACGTGTTTTAATGGACTATACAGAACTGGAAAGACTGGATTTAACACACCCTGGGGTCATGGAACAGACGTCATCATCAATGAATGTGTGATGAAGAGCGCAGCAGACTATTTACAGAACATTGAATTGAGATGTTGCGGGTTTGAGGAAGCGCTATCTGAAGCCAAAAAGGACGACTTCGTCTATCTTGACCCTCCGTATGTTCCTCTTAAGCCAGATGAGAAATGGTTTAGCGGTTATGGTGTTCAGTTTGGGATGCCAGAGCAAATAAGACTTAAAGACCTTTGTCTAAATCTGAAAGAAAGAGGTGTGAATGGAATGTTATCAAATAGTGACACACCTCAGACGCGTGAATTATATGACAATGATGTGTTTAATGTTGATACGCTAATGGCCCCTCGAGCAATCTCACAAAGCGCTAGCGGTCGAAAAAGTGTGTCTGAACTGTTAGTTAGCTGGTGATGTTCGTAAGCAATTCTACCAGCTCGAAATCATAACATGCGAACATTTTTATGTTCTGTTCATGGGAGTTAACCTGTTCACATAATCGTTTTACTTTTTGCATTTCACGTCGCACAGCAGAATTAACGTTTGGATGGTTAACAGCTGGATATGTAAATGAAAAACAAACAACGAAGGCATCAATAATTTTATCATAACAACCATGAACGATTTCAAATGCATATCCTGGATACTTTTCGCTGTTTGCCGTTCCTCCTGTATATCCCTTTGTAGGGTTTCCTCCGTAATTTTTAATTTCAACCCATACTCGGACGCTGTTTTGTTCAATAAAACAATCGGACGTGCGATTTCTGCCACCCCAGCCTTCTTTGAGAAGTCTTTTTTGTACAAAAGAAAGTCCAGCTTCTTTCAAGAGCGTCTTTATTTTGACTTCTCCTGAAACACCTGAGCTATGAATGTTTTGTCCCTGCGAGATTTTATCCATATTTGAATATTAAGTTTTGATATCAGTTGATATCACTAGCGAGAATCTAACATGAAGCTTCAGTTCAACCTCCTACATCCCGACGCTACACTTCCCACACAGAGGTCGGGTGACGTGGGCTTTGACGTCTACGCTGTTGAGGATGCTGTCATCTACATGGGCCAGACAGCCCGTGTGCGCACAGGCATCGCGTTGGCCTCGGACCCGCCGGCGCTCGCCCTGATGGGACCTGCACCACATCGTGTGTATGCGCACGTCTCCACGTTCCTCAAGGTTGAGGGTCGTTCAAGCCTCGCCTCACAGGGCATCTTTCCGGTGGGAGGCATCATCGACCCATCATACCGTGGTGAGCTGGAGATAATGCTGTTGAACCTGGGCAAGCATCCCAAGCATGAGGTGAGGAAGGGTGATAGGGTGGCACAGCTGCTTCTGTATCCTGCATTGACAGTCGCTGACGGTGTTAGCGTGGTCCAGACGGACGTCTCTGAGCCCACAGAGAGGGGAGCCAATGGATGGGGTTCGACGGGTGCGTAGCGTATAACACATCAGGACGCCCGTGCACAGAATGTGCACTGTGTGTTAGGATGGTGGTATGAAGGACATTGCCACAGACCTGCGCGGGCTAGCGATACAACACTACATCTTCGACCTCCAGAAGAGGATAACTCTGTCTGAGCAGTTGCTGAAAGAGATGGACAGGACGATCAAGCTGAAGGATGAGCTAATCATTGCCCTTGAGTGCGGGCTCGCTGAGTTGAGAAGCGACAGGACGCCAATCCTTCCAAGCTTTGACTTCATCAGCGCGTCGCTGGAGTAGCAGTGTCCGCTCCCTATGTCATGGCGCCCGGTGACCTAATAAAGCTCTTGTTTGTCATGTATGGTCCAGGGGCTCCGCACAATCCATTTCAGCACACTGCCCTTTGTCTCAACACGTGGAAGCATGAGCAAGGAGCCATGACGTGGGATGGCTGTACGCTGCTATACGGGGATGGAGCTGTGCGGCGTAACTACATTACACATCTTGATTTTGACGTCGTCGCCACCGGCAAAGAGATGGTATGATGCGTGTGGGAGACCTCATCCGTTTTGAACACGTGACGCCGTTGCTAGCGCTCAAGTACTTTCAGCTTTTCCGATCCCAGCCTGCGCTCGTCCTCTATGTGGACGTGAGAGGATATGAGACAGCCTGTGACCTGCTATGCACCAACGGTCGAGTGATAAAGCTCTATGTGTCCGACATCGGCTATGAGGTCATCTCAACCGTTGAGGAGCTTGGGTGATGGTGAAGGGTGACCTGGTTGAGTTGCAGGCTGCACAGATGGCGCAGTTTGATGACAATCCCATGGACGTTAGCTATACAGGTCCAGCGTTGTATCTAGGGTCTGCGTTCCGGAGAGGCGAGAAGACGTATCGCATGCATGTTATGCTCACAGTTGAGGGCCCGATGTTCCTGGCCTCGGGCATAGGTTGCACCTGTTCCACGTGCATCAAGAACGAAATGAACTGCAACGTAATCTGCAGCGCTTCAGAGTTTCAGCACGCTGGTGGCCTCTGATGAGGGAGCACAAATACTCGCTCTACATGATCGACAGCGACGGCGTCCAGCAGCCCATCATCGAGCATGAGCATTCGTTGACCCGCGTAAGGAACGCAGCAGCAAAGATAAGGCAGCGTCCCGGGCGGACTGTCATGATAACGCGTGACAACAAGCCCATGCCTGGTG